CCCTTTAAAAAAAAGCCCTGATGGTTGGGGGGCCGTCAGGGCTACTTATTACCCTAATAGCTATGAACACTTATGCCCTAGATTTTGAATCTTATTATGATAAGCATTGCTCTATACGTGTGCTTGGGCCTGTAGGATATTTTTCACACCCCGATTTTGATCCATACCTTGTCAGTGTAGTAGGAGACGATGGCTACGAATTTGTAGGAAACCCAAAAGAATTTGATTGGTCTATCCTAAAAGGCAATGTAGTCCTTTCCCACAATGCTTCTTTTGATCAGGGACTTTATTTATTTGGTGTAAAGAAAAACTGGTGGCCTTCGATAGACTACAAAGAGTGGCACTGCACCGCAGATATGTCTGTTTACTGTGGGCATCCTAGATCTTTAAAAAAAGCTACTGAAGAAGTATTAAAGATTTCATTAAGCAAAGAAACTAGAGATGCTATGAAAGGCATTGAGTGGAGTAAGATGGATGAAAAGTTTAAACAAGAAGTATTAGACTATGCTACAAAAGACAGTGAATACTGCTTACAGTTATGGCAAAACCTTTCAGAATCATGGCCTGAGCGAGAAAGAGAAATCAGTAGGATGAATAGAGAGAGCTTACAGAAAGGACTACCTATAGATGTAGAACTTTTAAGAAAGCAGAAAGAGAAGATAAACCTCCTTTTATTTGAGACAGAAAATACTATTCCTTGGATAGACAAAGCTCCTATCCTTTCTAGAAAAGCTTTTAACGCAGAGTGCAGGAAAGCAGGTGTTGAGCCTCCAAAGAGTTTAGCTCTTACCAATAAAGAAGCCAATGAGTGGATTAAGGAAAATGGAAAAGAATATGTGTGGATTGAATCAGTTAGAAACTACAGAAGAGTAAACTCTGTTAAACGGAAAATAGAAAGTTTTGAAAATGCTACATATTCAGATTTAAGATTTTATGGAAACATAATGTACTTCGGAGCTTCAGTTACAGGAAGGTTTAGTGGAGCAGGAGGAAACTTAAATCTTCAGAACTTACCTAGAGGCGAAATGTTTGGTTGTAACCTTAGACATTTAATTAAAGCTGAAGAAGGCAAAAAGATAATAGTAGCAGACCTTTCTCAAATTGAGGTTAGAACTTTGTGTTGGCTAGCTGAGGATAAAGAATCTTTAGAAAGTATTAAAAAATCAAAAGACATCTACGAAGCATTTGCAGTACAGTTCGGGTTATGGGAAAAAGACTCTAAAGAAGCTTTGAAAGATGTAGACCCAGTTCTAAGACATAAAGTCAAAGCAATGGTTTTAGGGTGTGGCTATGGAGTTGGCTACAAAAAGTTCTCAGATGTTTCGGGGTTGTCATTAGAAGACTCTGAGGAAGCTGTAAACTTATACCGTGAAAAAATGAGCTCGATAGTAAACTACTGGAATACTCTTAATAAGAGTATGAGATCTTCAGAAAGAGCTACTCAAGAATTTGTTATAAAGTTGCCTTCTGGCAGGAATTTAAATTATGGGGTTATAACCCAAATACAAAAGGATAAATTTTATGAATACTACGGGCTTGTAGTAAGAAACTCTGCCCGAAGATTAATGAAACTTTATGGAGGCCTTTTAGCAGAAAACGCTTCTCAAGCTTTGGCGAGAGATATTTTCTGTGACTCAATGCTCCGAATGGAGAAAGAAGGCATAAAAATAATTTGCCATGTTCATGATGAAGTAGTGATTGAATGCGACGAAGCCGACTCAGAAAAAACCTTAGACAAGGTTATTTCTATAATGAATACCCCTCCTTCATGGATACCTGACATACCGTTAGAATCTGAAGGACAAATATTAGAAAGATACGATAAGTAAGATGTTTAGATATATAAAAAACCACACCTCTAAAGATACTCATACATTCAAAGATCCTCTTAATGTTGAGACTGGTCTGTCCTATGAGGACACAAAGAAGAAGTTTCCTACAAAACAAAAATTCAAAGAATGGGAGGCAGACCCTAAGACTGAATCTGTTTTCTATACTTTGGCAGAAGGTGATAGCCCTACAGAAAGAGTTAGCAAAACTAATGAAGTAGTTAAAATATATGGAGCTGTTTTCGATTACGATGCTCCTGCTGAGTGGGAGGTAATGCCAGAGCTAATACAATCTATAAAAGAAAAATACATAGCTCCTACTTACATTAGTAAAACTTATTCAAATTACATCAGAACGGTTTTCCTTTTTGAAGAACCTATATTTATACCTGCCCCAATGTATGAAGGTTTTATGAAAAAGTTTGCGGAGAAGATTGGAGCAGAAAGGCACTTTGCAGGCTTTGATAGTTGTTCATATAAAGCATCTCAAACATTTCACTTTGGGTGGGATTGGAAAAAAGTAGGAGAGGTAGTAGAGGGAAGTGTTTACAAATCTATTTTGTTTGATTGCGGTTTAAAAGACGCTCCTTCTTCTGGAGCGACTGCAATACCTCTAGAAAAAATATATGATCAAATCCAAAAAGAATATCCTAATAAATGGACAGGAGACTTTCAGGTGGGTTCCCGTGGCCCATTGTTTTGGGTAGAGCCTTTTAAAGCATCTGAGGGATGCCAAGTAACGGAAGACGGACTTATTTGTTATTCAACGAGAGCAGAAAAACCTTTTGTTAGTTGGGTTGACTTGTTTGGTAAAAAATTTGTTAAAGAATACGAGACTCAAAAGTTTGGTGTTTTATACGATGAATTTTGGTACAATGGGAAAAACTATTACACTTTAGACGAAGGGTTCCCTGTAACTATACCTGAGAACCTTTTATCTTTAGAATTAAGAAGCAGAGGATTTTCTTTAAAGAATGCAAAAGGCAAGTGTTTAAATGAAGTAGAAGCAGCAAGACTAGCGATAGCTAAACATAACAGGGTTACAGAAGTAGCTCCTTGTTTATGGAATGAAGAAAGAGTTGTCAGGTACAATTCTAATAAGATTCTAAATAGTAGTAGCCTTTCTCCAATACTACCCTCCGAAACAAGAGATCCTTCAAAGTGTTCTTTTTCTTTGGATTTCCTAGAACAACTTTTTGATAATGGTATAGATCATTTTTTTGCGTGGTGGCAGAGAGCGTACTTATCAATCTTAAATAAGAAGAAAGCACAGGGACAATGTTTTATTATTGTTGGGGAAACAAACAAAGGTAAAACCCTTTTGTCGAATAAGTTTATTGGTGATTCAATGGGTGGCTTTGCGGATGCTAGTGACTATATTGCAGGTAATACATCTTTTAATAAAGAACTAGCTGCTAAAGCAATATGGGTTGTTGATGACACTTTAAGTGCTGCATCTTTTCAAGATCAAAGAAAGGCTACAGAGATTAACAAACGGATAGTTGCTAATCCTAAGATAGAATACAACGCTAAGTATTGTGATCCTGTTACAGTTCCTTGGACAGGTAGAATTATAATGTCAGCAAACTTAGACGCAAACAGTCTGTCTGTTATCCCTGCTTTAGATTCTAGCAATTCTGATAAAATTATGGCTCTACTAGTTAGTAAAAAAGCTACGAGTAACTTTCCTCCAAACGAAGTTTTAGAAGCTACTATCAGAGAAGAGATGCCTTATTTGTTGAGAGAGCTTGTAGAAATGACTGTGCCTTCGAGACTCAAAGGATCAGAAAGGTATGGCATTAAAGGCTACATAGATCCCCTAATTGCTGATGCAGCTTATGATAATTCAAGTAGGAGCTCTATAGCTGAGTTAATAGACTGGTTCTGTAAGCACGCAAGAAGTTCTTTAAATGTAGACAACATCGAAGTATGGCACGGCACGTTAACAGAGCTACAATCTTTGATTCTAAGTCTTAACGATGGTAGGCATATTGGGTTATCTCATAACCAAGAACTCCTTAGAAGAGGAATGCACTCTTTAGAGGAGGCTTCATTTAACAATAATAACATTAGACCTGTAAAATCTCACGGTAAAGGCGGAGGTAAATTATGGTCAATTGATCTTGATTGTAAGTATGATTTAGGTAAGAGTATGCTCGATGATTAGTGAAAAAAGACTCTGGAATTTTATAGAGCTTCATTTCCCTGATGAAGAAATTATTTACCCTACAGGTTTTGAAAGAGCTTTTGTCGGGGTCACTGCCGAAGATGACTTTGTTAAAGCAGTTATGTCAGTCAATATATGTATAGATATCCTCGCAGAAGATATGTCGAGAGTAGAAGCTGAAGAATATTTTTGGTTTAACGTAGCAGGAAGTAAGAAGGGCAAACGCTCACCTGTTTACATATACACCCTTTCTGACGGGGAAGATGTTAGTCCTTACGAATAAAAGTTTCAGGTATCTCTAAATCTTTTATTTTTATATGGTATCCTGATACTCTATATACAAACCCTTCTTCATCTGTTTCATTTTTCTTTTTAAAAACAGATCTTTCAAAAAAGTCTTCTGTTGTGATCCAACCAACAATCCAAACATATCTTAAATCTTTGGACACTCTTGTGAAGAAATAAATATTGTTTGCAGGATTAATATTTTTTGGGCCATTGACAGAAGCAACATAATGTTCTTTAGGACATCCTGTACAGGTTTTGCTTTTAACCTCTATTTTGTTTTTACCTTTGACTATGTCGTATTTAAAAACTTTGTTTCCTACATATCTAGATCTTGGTATAAACCTATTAACTGCAATCTCCCCTAAAAATCCTACCATTCTACCAACTCCACGAGTAAAAGAATTAGGCAACACCCCCATCTCATCACTCATTTTATGAGCTTTGTCTATATCCTTACCTTTTATCTTATATCTTAATACTCTACCTTTTGATTCAGAGAACGGGTCTTCTTCAAAAAATTTCATTACTTAAATCTTTTTAAAAAATTTTCCCATGCAGGAAAAAATATTTCTTCCATACAGCGCACGACAGCTTCTTGATCATAACTTTCAAGCCACCCTACCCCACTTATAAGTAAACTAGCTTCCATCATTTCGTGACGAATCGTGTTTAAAAGAGTTTTGCCTTTGAGAGTTTTGTTTATTTCAATGGTTTTTTTATCATGCAAATACAAACCAAAATCAGGACTATCACCATTAAAAGGAACCAGCTCAAGTTTTACCCTTTGACCTGCAATTGATATTGTTTTAGGTAGCCCCACATTACCACCTTTCTGAAAGTTCTTTGTAAAGTTCTACTCCCGTAGCCATTGCACTAGCCATGCCCTCCATATTCTTTAAAGCAAGCTCCCAATCCTCTTCATTACTACCAAAAAATGGCTCTGCGATAGTCGCTGGACAGTAAGTTAATCTTAAAAATCCTGCTCCTCTACTGCCTTTTTGGCGTGGTTTGATGCCTCTGCTACGCAGTTGAGGGAAACAATCTTCAAAAGAATCTCTTAAAGCACGAGCAAATAACCTTCCTTTTTCAGAAGTATTCCAATACAACCATTCATGTCCCGTTGCTTTTGGTGTTGCCGAATTAAAGTGAAGCTCAACAGCAGCTTCAACTCCGTCGTTCTGTAAGGTTCTAGCTAACCACTTCATGGAACTCCAATAGCTGCTGCCCTTATAGGTAGAGTAAATCTTGTGTGGAGTCTTCAACCTGTCACTAATCATATCAG